GGGTAGGGTGCGCCGGGCGCTACGATCCCGACGTCGGCGGCTGCTACGAGCACCGCCCCGCCGTTGGTATCGGGCATCGGTGCCCGGCTGCGGGGGCGGGTGGCGGCGAGGGTGCGGAGTGGTGCCCGGGCGGGGAGCGGCGCGGGTGGCGGTGCAGCGGCGGCGACCGCTTCGGTGGCCGGTTCGACCGGCGGCTCTTCCGCGGGCGGGGTCTCGACGGGCGGCTCTTCCGCCGGTGTCTCGACGGGGGTTTCGCCGTCATCCGGGGTGGCCTCTTCCGGGGTGGTCTCGGCGGCGGGGGTCTCCGGTTCGGTGCCGTGCACCTGGGTAGACAATTCCGCCACCCGGGCGGCGAGTTGCTGCTCCGCGGCGATCTTCTCCGCGCCGGCGGTCCGCACCTGCTCGAGGTGGGTGGCGAGATCTTCCATCGCGGCGACGGTCTCGGTGGTCAACTCGACCTGCTCGAGCCGCCCGAACTCTTCGGTGATCAGACGCTCGAGTTCTTGCAGTTCTTCGAGGTTGAGTTCTGCAAGCCGGCCGAGCATTTCGAGAATCTGGTCCACAGCGGAGCCTCCCTAACGGAACCGAACGGATGATGGTCCTGCTAGAGCGCTCCCGCTGGGCCTGCGACCCTGCCGGGGGAGAACTGGCCTGCGACTACGCCGAGACCTGCTCGGGTGAAACCTTAGCACATCACAGCGGTGTTGTGAAGTCTAGATGGCTTTCCAGGCGTTGAAGAACGCTACGAACACCCACAGCGCCAATCCGAGTGGGACAATATCGATCCCTACTGTGGGGGCAGCGTCGCCGGTTGTGCGCCGCAGCCTGACCCCCCACAGCGCGGCAATCAGGAACAGTACGCAGGCCAGCCCGTAGAACACTACTTGTGCTTTCGGTGACATCGCTAGCTCCGTTTCGGCGGCATGTCCTGCCGACCGGCTTTGAGGGTAGGTGACAGGTCGACTTTACCCATCCCGTGGCTGATCACCACGTGGTCGTAGGCGTCCCGCAGGGTGATCTTGGTCCCGTCGCTGTGGGTGGCGGGCAGGTTGGCGGTCTTCGCGCCGGGGTGTTCACCTGCGAGCCGGGCGCTGCTGGCGGTCAACCCGTCTTTGGCGGTGGTGGCGATATGCCACCCGCCACCGGTTTTGGGTGCGACCGTCCCGAGGATTTTGCCGTCTTTCGGGTCGGTGAGGTGGCTGGTCTCACCTTGCTTCACCACGTGAATGGGGGTGCCGTTGGCGCTGGTCGCGTTCGGCTTGTTCGGGCCACCCTTCTGGTAGCCGTTATCGCCTTTTTTTGAATCGCCTCCGCCACCGCCACCACCGAATTTGCCGTCTTTATCCCGAGGGTGATCCTCTTCGTTCCATTCGAGAGCCATCCGGGTCTGCAACTGCGACACCGCCAGCGGTAGCAACGGTCGCACCACCTGCTGCAACACCGCCACCTGCTGCTGCAACACCTCCACCGGGTCGGGCGGCGCGACCATCGCTGCCACCAGCGACACCTGCTCGCCCTCATGCACCCCGGCGGCGACGATCGGGAATCCGGGTACGTTCACGCACAACGCGGCGACCAGTTCGAGCGAACCGGCGATCTTACGCCAATCGCCCGACAGCGGCGATGCTCGCAGGATCCGGATCTGTTCGTCGGTCGCACCCGGCCGTACTGCACCGGCGAACCAGATGCCGTGGGCGTCCTCACCTACCGCCACATCCGCCACCGCCGCGCCAGTGTCATCATAGTGGGCCGCGGCCTGCTGGTGCCGCAGGAACTTCGGCGCGTGTCCGGTGCCGGCGGTCAACTGTCCGACCCGCACCTGGCTACCGTCGTCGCACAAAACGGTGCCGGTGCGGAAATAGGCGTAGTCGCTGATCGTATGAGGTGCGGTGGTGCACACACCGGGGATCCCGGTGTGACAGACGTCCCACGGTGCGAGGTGACCGTACACCCTTCCGTCCGGTTCGACCACGGTCGGAGTGAGCTTCGACAAGTTTGGGTTTTCGAACCAGGCTCGGGGTGGGTGCAGCGGGGGCGATGCGGCGCGGAGCGAGGTCGGGTCGAGTTGCATCGGTTCGACCGTGGGCAGGTCGATCCCGTACGGCGCGATCACCGCTTGCGGCATGGCGGGGAAGTAGCACATGGTCGCGCCCATCCCCCGGCCGTTGGTCACTTCGATATAGCCGGGGTCGCCGTCACCTTTCTTGTCGAACGCGCCGTCCTGGCGGAATTCGAAATCGATCACTTCGAGGTCGGCGGACACCCACCGCAGCAGACCTTCCTGGTTCTGCCGCGCGGCTTCCCGGCCGTTGTCCGACCCGAGGTCGAACGTGCCCGATGCGTACCACAGGTCGCCTTGCTTCTCGAGGTTTTCGATCTGCCCGACCACCACCGAGCCGGCGTGACCTTCGCCTTTCTGCGGGGTCCACATCAACGGTAGGGGCAGGTCGCGCCACGATAGCCCGCCTTGGGCGATCTGGCGGTTGTCGGTGGTGCGCAACCCTTCGACGGTGAGGTAGGCGTGCCATTTGTCGGGAAGTTTGGTGGCGGCGGCGGTCAACGATTCGGGCGGGTCTTCGCCGACCTGGTCGTAGTGGCTGCGCAGGTGGGCAAGCGCTTTCGCCACCGCACCTGGGCTGTGTCCTTTCAACTGGCTCGCTCTCGAGGCGGCGGCGTGCAGACCGTTGATGTTCAACGTGCCGTCGGGGTTGTGGTGGGGCAGGAAACATGCGCTTTTGGGCGGCCCGTCTCCGTCACACCCGGCGGCGGCGCGCTTGTATTGGTCGTCGTCGTAGCGGCCGGCGTCTCCGACCCACGGTGCGTTCGACGTTTCGGCCAACTCGAAGTGGCTGTCTTCGCAGTCGGCGCATGGTTGGTCGAGGATGGCTACGGCGTTTTCGGCGGCGTAGAGCGCGGCCATCTGTTGTTTGGCTTGCTCTTCGGTTTCGTGACAGCCGAATTTCTTGTCGCCGGTCGACCCTCCGGTCACGCCGAAGGGTTTCGACGCGGGGCAGTAGTCGGCGTCTTTCACGATCCTATAGGGCACCGTAACCTACCTTTGCTTGACAGTCAAGCTACGATCGTGGTTCAATAGTACCATGGCGAAACGCCAACCGGAAATCCCCGATCCGCCCCGGGAAGACGAACCGCGGTTTGTCAGCCATGAGGGCGAGATTTTCCTAGTCAACGACGACGACTACGAACCGGTTCAACCACCGCCGCGCCCCCGGCCTAGGTAGTTCAGCCGTATCAACGTGCGATTGCCGCTGCCGTCGATCCGGGTGATCTCAAACCGGGAATCCCGGCTCAGCAAGATCTCCCGTTCGTAGCCACCTATCACCAGCCCGTTCGTACCGGGCGGCGCGTGGATCTCAATGACCGCACCGCCGACGTTCTCGTGCGTATATGACACGAACTTCTCAGCCACCTTCGGATCGGTCGAAGTTGACCAGTAACCGTGGTCGCTGAACTGTGAACCCACCCCGCCTTGGATCAGCTGGTCAGCCACCGCTTGGTTCACACCACGGTAGAGCACGGTGTGGTCGCCCAACACGCTTCGGTCGATCGCCGCGTCCAGATGATCAACTACTTGTTGAACCGTGGTGCCCAACGTGCCGGAGACATGCGCATCGGTCGGGCCATCGGATCGGAGCGCGCCATTAACGTCGCGGTAGCCTGCACCGAGATAGGCGTGGAGCGACTCGACCTGGTCCTTGTCGAGATGGGCGGTGTTGACGTAGAACGGGTTGTCGCCTGCGTCGCGGATGTGGTCGGGCGACGCTACGAACGGCGCAGACCCTGAGCGATCGCTGGTTTTATCGCCTGACGTGTCGCCGCCCGCTGGACCAAACCGGCCGCTGTCATCGCGAGGGTGATCCTCTTCGCGCCATTCGAACGCCGCGCTGCGGCACCAGCTAAAAAACCGCCCGCAGCCACCCCCACATCTTCAGGTGACAACACCACCGGGGTAACATCGCACTGGCAGCCGAAATGATCGCCCGGCAGGTAGTACGGACCGGGCCAGTCACCCTCCCGGTTCGACAAAACCGGGTCGTCGAAATTCTCGAACTGCGCCCCGTCCAACTCTTCGTGCGGTTCGAACGGCCGGGTGCGCACCGCCGGTCCGTAATCCCATTCGTAACCAGCGATCCCACCGCCAGCGGACGACAGCAGATCCTGGGCGATCAGACCGGTCGCCACTCCACCCAACGGTGTGATATCGGCCGACTGGCCGAGCGAAATGTACGCGCCGCCCGCGTCGGTGGTTTGCACATCTGAAGCTCCGCCGGCGATCGCCAACGCCTGGCGGACCAACCCGGCCGGGACGCCCATGCTCTCGTCGATTTCGCCTTGCGGCGGCGCGGCCGGGTTCGGGTCGTAGAGTCGGGACACGGCGAGACCTACTAGCGCTATCCCTAACCAGCGTCCCGCCGCATCCCGAGACTGTTCGAACTGAGCTTCGTAACCGTCTTGCAGATCATCGATCCCGAACTCGTCGTCGTACAGTTGCAACGTCCGTTTCTGCGCCTGTGCGGTCCACTTGCGGAACTGGGTTTGCAGGTCGTCGAACGATTCGGCCAGCAGTTCGTCTTCGGTCGCCCCAAGGGTCATCACACCTTGCGGCCCGATCGTGGCGGCGACCATCTCGGCTGGGACGGTGGCGGTCACCTGCCGGGCCACCGAGTTTTTCCCCATCTTCGACCGCAGGCGTGCCCCCGCTTTGGCCAGCGCCCGGGTGAGTGCAGCGTCAGCGGCGGCGTGGACCCTGGTGCGCAGGTCCCGGTCGATCGCGACCAGTTTGCGTCCGAACACCAGGCCGCGGTGTTGCATCGCCGCGGTCAACGCGGGCGGCCCTGCTTCCGCCGGGTTGGCGGGTGGTCCGGTCTCCCCGCCGCTGGTAGGCGGCCCCGGTTCGGTCGGGGTCTGCTCCGGCGCGGGCGTTGGCGGCGGTGCGATCTCGATCGGGGCGCTGTCACCGTTGGTCGGCAGCAGTTGGCCGAGGTTCAACCCGAGCGCGGTCGGGTCGATCCGGCCGGCGATGATCGCCCTTACCAGCATCTCCTGCGGGGTGGGCATGTCGTCTTCGTTGAACCCGGTGTAGCGGGCGAGCGCGTCCCACGACAGGCCGTCCCGGTCGAACACATCTTTCGCGTCTTGGCTACGATTGGGGTGGGTGACCAGTTCGGTCGGGTCGTACCACACCAGGATTTTACGTACCTGTTCCGGGTCGTACTCTTTCAACGCCGGTCGCAGGAACCCGTACGACAAAGCTTCGACCGCGACGATCGCGGTCGGTTCGACGTGCGATTTGAACGTCGACTCGTCGACCGCCCACGCGCCCCAATGGTTGATGTCGCCTACGCCGAGCACAATCTCGAGCGGGATGTCGAGACCTTGGGCGATCCGCCGGATCAGTTCGGCCCGCTGTTCGGCCATCACCGGGTCGATCGGCCGTTGCGCTTCGATAAACCGGACGTACTGGTCGGTGAGATATTCGGCTTTGCCGGTGATCACGATCGGCACCACCGCCGACGCCGCACCTTCATCTTGGATCGGGGTGACCATCGCCCGCATCAGATCGTCTTGGAAGGTGGTTTCGCGCTTGTTGCCGTCACCGTCCGAATGGGTCGGGTTGCGCCGACGCAGGTTGATCTCTTCCGGGATGGTGAGAAAACCGGCCGACCCGATCCTCGAGCGTGCCACCGCCCGGATCGCTTTGTTCAAGATCAACAGTTCGTCGCACAGGTCGAGCACTCCGCGCATCGACGAGTCGGCCAGTTGCGACCAGCGGGGGTGGCGCTGCCAGATACGCAGCACGAAATCGTTATCGGTCAACACCCGGCTCTGGCTACGGTTCGCGCCGGGCAGGTAGCACAGTTTGATCCGGTTGTCGCTCGAGGTCTCGATCTCGTCGACCGACCGGACCGACCATTCCTCATCCACCTGCTCGTATTGCGGGTTCGGTGCCAACCCGACCAGGTAGCATTCACCGGCGATATCGAGGTTGGTGCCCAGACCGCGCAACAGTTCGGCGGTGCCACCTTCGGCGTTTTGGATCCGGTCGAGTTCACCGATCGCAGCTTGGCGCAGGTCGTCGTTGATGTCGGCGTCGTCCGAGTCGATCGGTACCGGCGCGTCCATATCGTCCGCCTGGTAGGCGACATACAGGCGCAGCCTCGACAGTGCGTTGCCTTTGAACCGGCCGACATATTTGATCTCACCGATCGAGTCGTAATATGCCCACGCCTCCGATTGCCATTCTTGGCGCAGTTTCTCGAGCCGACGGGCGTCCGCTTTCGAACCGACCGGGATCCGCTCCGCGGCGGCGGTGATCGTACGGATCGGCGCGGCGGACGGGCGGTTGCGTAACGCCATCAGTGCTCCGGCCGGAAGTCAGCGATGATTGAGCAGACACCGGCGGCAGCGCCGGCGACCAAGACCGGCAAAGGCACCGAGATCACCTGCGCTGCCACCGCCACCACTGCACCACACACCCACACGCTGACGCAATGTGGGCAGGTCAGCAGGTCTTCCAACCACCACTGTTTATGCGCGGTCGCCCAGTTCCCCACCCAGGCGCGGGGTTTCGCCACCCACGGCAGGGTGTCTTCGACCAGCAGCCGGGTGACCCGCCAGCAGGTGAAGGTGATCAGAGCGAACGTCGCCATTGCTCCCAGATCCAGGTGAACACCCGCCAGCCGAGGTTGAAGATTGCTGCTGCGATCCAGGTCATACGAACTCCCCGACCGGTATCTGGAATCTCTTTACTGGATTGTGACAGCCACATCCGCCCGCCCGCTCGAGACGCATCTCCCGCCCGTCCTCGAGGGTGAACACCAATGTCGCCCCGCGAGCGTCGAGCGCGGTGTAGAGCCGGTCGAACGCCAGTTCCACCTGGCGACCCACCGCGTGGTAGGCGACCACCCGGCGGTCGGTCACCAACGCTTTCACCAGGGCGAACTCGAGTTGACCGTCGACCGTCACCCGGCGGGGGAACACCTGGGTGGGCAGGCGTAGCTGGACGGTCACTCGGTGATCCTGATCACCTGGACGAACAGTTGGGTTACGTCGAGGTCGCCGCCGCTGTCTTGGAAAGCTTGAACACCGAAATAGTCGAGCGGGTCGACCCGCCAGGTGAAGTTGAAACCGACCCGGGTTTCGTCACCGCCGCCGACCGGCGCGACCACGACGTCGAGGTCGGGCACGTCCTCCATCAGCTCGAGCGCGGCGGTGCCGGCGCC